CACATGGCCGTGATCTTTACGAGCGGTTCAGCGCAGTTATATTTCAACGGCTCGGACAAAGGTTCAAAAAGCGTGACCACCAACAGCGGTTCTTATACGGCCACGATTATCGGCGGTATGCGTTACAACTCAACATTTTACTTCAACGGCAACATTGACGAAGTCGCAGTTTTTGCTTCCGCACTTTCAAGTTCAAATATCGCTGATATTTACAACTCCGGCGCGCCGGCCGACTTGGACGCTCTCAATCCCGTTGGCTGGTGGAGATGTGGGGATGGAGACACTTATCCCACGCTAACGGATCACGGAGTGACTTGGGATGGATCAGCTTACGTGCCATCAGGCAATAACGCGACAATGATGAACGCAGAATCCGGCGACATAGTTTCAGACGTGCCATCATGAACTACGTAGTATTAGACGCAGACGAAGTAGATGACATCGTGTTTTCCGAAGTCTTGGAGGACTCAGAAAACACTTTGGCATGGAACGGCGATAAAACTCAAACTTTCGTTAAGTACGAGGGGGCAAAGCCGCGATTCCTTTACGGCAAGGACACTCTCAGCCATGCGGAAATGTTAGCTCTTTTGGAAACTACGGCATGGTGGACTCCGCAAGAATGAGGCTGCTCGCCATAGTCATGATCGCAATGCTTACCGGATGTTCTCGTTCCAGCTTTTACGCCCCACTCGGCGCGACTGTCGGCGGGGCTGTAGGCTCGGTTGGCGGTCCGGTGGCCGGCGGAGGCGGCGCTTTACTCGGCTGGTCGGTCGGCAAAGGGGCTGCTCTAGTAGAGGAAAACAAGAATTTAGTCAGTACCGTGGATGCCTTGAGCCGTGGCGACGTTTCAGCGATTGTCTCGGCCCAGATGAAGGGCCAGCAAAGTTCTTTCGAGAACGCTATGGACACGATCTGGCTGGCCCTGAAAGTTGCGGCATTCGTAGTCCTCGGCTTCCTGCTGATTCCTCTATTTATAACCCGATCAAACTCGAAGAAAATAAAGAAAATTTGCGACAAAAATGATGAAGCTACTTGAGATTTTTAACGGCCTTTCCAAGCGAGGCAAAATACTAACGGGCTTCGCTCTTATAATAGTAGCGATAGCCGTAATCGAACTCTTTTCAGGATGCTCGAACATCGAAGCAGTCAAAACGTGGAGCTTTTAGCCGACCGGACGATATGGGGCGGCATAGGCGGCCTTGTAACTGCCACGGGCCTCGCCCAGTGGAGTCATTTGGCGAGCCTTATAGCCGCCTGCTGCACTATCGTTTTCATGTCTATCCGCATCTACCAAGTGCTTAAAAAAAAGTGAGCCGCTACCGGTCATATGGAAAACTGGACGACCAGCCTGTCCTCGACGGGGATCGGGCCTTCCTGGGCTTCGGTTCGTTCCGAGATGCCGGCAGTATTCCCGAAAACTATTTGGCCGAATCTCAAAACCTGCGACTGGAAACAAATTCAGCCGTAGTTCGCAAAGGGCTTAAAAGGCTGACCTCGGACGCCACGGTTCTCGGGGCTACAGTCCTCGCCTCGACCTTCTACCGCGATCCCGCGAGTAGTACGGAGTACGTGGTTCTAGCCTGCTCCGACCGAGCCTATTTCGTTAACCCGGCAGACGGATCAAAGAAAACCATTTTATACGCCGGCGGAGAAACGGCTGCGGCGGGCTGCTCGATAATGCAGGCATTCCATTATTTATTTCTCTGGCGAACCGACTCGCCGAGCTTGCCGTTTACCTTGGCGGTCAATCTCGGCAAATACCCTCTAATTTTCGACGGTTCTAATTTATCCGCCGAGACGGGAACTTTTCAAAAGCCTGCCGAAACTTCGACAATACCGCCGAGCAGCTATGCAGTCTATGCCTCGAACCGGCTTTGCGTCCCAACCGGGCGGGATACGATTCGTTTTAGTGTTTTGGGCGATCCGAATTTATTTCGCTATCAAGATCAAGATTCGGTTAAGCCCGGAGATTCCGACCAGATTACCAGTTTATCTCCAATCGAGGGCGATGCTTTAATGGTAGGAAAAAGGCGAAGCCTGCACGTCATTACCAGCGTGTCGGACCTGTTCGCCTCGGACTACCTCCAGTCGGAAGTTTCCAATCAATTCGGCATCGTAGCCCGCGAAACTGTCCGGCAGGTTGGCGGCCTAATCTTTTTCCTGAACGACTCCGGCGTGTACTCGGTAAACGCCGCCGTCCGAGGCTCCAGCCGGGTAGGCACGCCAGTCGCTTATTTGCAAATTACGGACGACCCGATTTCGGCTGACATCGAGGACGAGATCGAGGCAATCGACTTTACGACCGCCCGGACCACGGCCTGCGCCGTAGTGGCGTCGAATCGTTACTTTCTGGCCGTTAGTAGCTCTCCTTCGGGCAACGACAAAATACTGATATACAATATCGTGCTCAATAGCTGGGAGAGCGTCGATACGCTTCCGAGCGGCGTCTACGTCGACAATTTAATCCGGATCATTTATAACAACCAGCTCCGAGTCGCGGCAATCTGCTCGTCGGGGAAAATCCTTCTGCTGGAGGAAGAGGCAGACGGGAATGATCAGTACGGAAACGGGACTGAGCCGTCAGAAGTTGCGGTGGACGCAAAAGCCGTTACGAGGCTTTACCGGGGAGGGGACGTATCGAGCGTCAAGCGATGGAAAATCGCCACTATCGGGAGTACGACCAAGACGGCCAGCAGTACGAAATTTCGAGTGCTGGCAGACACACGCGAGCCGGACTCGGCTTCGACCGAGCTGGGGGAGTTTACGACTACGGCCATCGAAGAGGACTTTCGCCGACTGGGCATCCGCCAGCGGGGCAATGGCATTCAGCTAACCATCGACAACGGGGCGACTGCCGCCGGTCGATGGGAACTTAGGGACATTTCAATAGAGGGCCATACCGGCTCCAGACAACGCAGGAGCTACGCATAACATGGCAGTTTTATTAAAAGGGACAACTTTTTCAAGCGGGCAGTCGGTCGACCATACCGACATGAACAACATAATCGACACGGCGACTTTGAATCCTTCCGAATCCACCGGAATTATCGGAAGCCAGACGGCGGAGGCTACCATTGACGGCGGGGATTTCGTACTTGTTCAAGACGTTAGCGGGACGGACATTCTCCGCAAAGCTACAGTCGCCAACATCGTCGGCGCATCCGGTCAAGTCACGGCTACTAGTCTGGATTCGAGCGAAGGGACGGGCGGAGTCATCGGCGGCCAGACCGAAGAGGCTGCCGTTGCCAGCGATGATTTCGTTCTCATTCAGGACATGAGCGGGACGGACATCCTCCGCAAAGCTACAGTCGCGAATTTGATCGGGAACTCGGGAATTATTCAAACGGCTGCCGGGACTGCTATCGGCCAATCGGCCTTGGCCGCCCTCACTTCCGGTACTGGCAACGTCGCCGCCGGATATTCGGCTCTTTATACCTTGGCCACAGGCGACGACAACACGGCAGTCGGGTCGAATGCCCTGAAACTGGCGACTGGCGACGACAACACGGCGGTCGGCTCCGATTCTTTAACGGCCAATTCCTCCGGCGACTCGAACGTGGCGGTCGGCAGTAAAAGCTTGGCCGCGAACACTACTGCCAATCAAAACACGGCGGTCGGACACGAAGCACTCACCACAAATGAGACGGGGGATGGAAGCACTGCCGTGGGCTATCGCAGCCTCAAAGTCAACACTGCGGGCTTAAACACAGCGGTCGGCGATTACAGTTTAGTCGGAAATACTACCGGCACTCGCAACGTTGCAGTCGGGGCGTCCGCTTCTGCGGTAATAGCTACGAAAAGCGACTGCACTGCGGTGGGCTACACCGCCGGGGCTGCGGCGACAGGCAAGGAGACGACTTACGTCGGATCGAAGGCGGGGGCGCAGGACACGATGGACGATTCCACGGCGGTCGGAGCTTTGGCCCTGAACGCCGTGAATACGGGGGCTGGCAATACGGCTTGCGGCCACGGGGCGCTCAACGCCAACACCTCGGGGGCATTCGGCACGGCCATCGGGGCAGGGGCGTTGCAGGTAAATACTTCTGGTACGAGCAACACGGCAGTCGGATGGGCCGCTTTGTATACGAATGCTGATGGAAATACGAATACGGCGGTCGGGCTTCAGGCTTTGACGCTAAACACCAGCGGCGCTCAGTCCACGGCGGTCGGAGCTTTGGCCCTCGCAAAGCAGACGACTCCCGGCGTCAACACCGGCATCGGCTACGCCGCAGGATGGAACACTACGACTTCAACCGACAACACTTACGTCGGAAATCAAGCCGGGCAGACAAATGCCACTGGCGACGACAACACTTTTGTCGGCGACTTTGCCGGCTACTACGTGACTGCCGCACAAAACACGGCATTAGGTTCGGGAGCCAATACGGCAAGCGGAGCACCTGCGGCATATACGAATACGACTTGCCTCGGCTATGCAGTCAATCCAACCGCCGCAAATCAAGTTCGACTCGGGAATGCGTCCGTTTCGAGTTTACATTGCCAAGTCGCTTTGACCGTCGATTCGGACGAGCGAGTCAAAAAGAACATCAAAACCAGCAGCCTCGGCCTTTCCTTCTTAAATGCCCTGCGGGCCGTTAGCTTCAAAAAGCTAAATCCCTTCCAGTGGCCGGAAAAGTTAAAGGAAGCTCGTTTCCTTCGCGATGGCTCGGACAAACCGTCCGACTCGAAGCCCAAGGACGATCCGAACGTTTACACGGGCTTCATCGCGCAGGAGGTGAAAAAAGTTTTAGACGACCAAGGCATAACCGAATGGGATGGCTGGAGCGAAGGAGAAAACGGGATGCAAAGCCTAACGATGACGGCTTTTGTGCCGGCTCTAATAAAAGCGGTCCAAGAACTCTCGGCCAAAGTCGAAAAGCTAGAAGCCAAGTAGATGTCAACCGCTCAAGACCATAAAGCATTAGCGAGTCTTCAGGACGTATTCGGTCCGGGCGCGGGAAGCTCCGGCTATAATTTCAATTCCGGAGTAGCCACGTTTTCTTCCACCGGGGCCGCCGGCTCGAGTGGAAGAGAGGGCAGTGCCGGCTCGCCGGGCTTACAGGCCGTAAACGTGGCAGGGCAGCTATTTAATGCAAATAACCTGAAAAACAGTCTCAACGACATCAACCGCGCGCTGGCAAATGCGGAAACGCTTGAAGAAATAGACGCTGCTATTGCCAAAGCAGAAAAAGTCAGCAAAACGGACCAGCGAATAGGCACACTCGGCGACATAGCCACGGGAGTCGGATACGCCGGCACGGCTGGGAAAGTTTTAGGAGGAGAATTGGGAACTGGCGGAAGCGCCGCACTTACCGGCCTAAAGACGGCAGTCCCCGGCGTAGGCATGGCGTCCGGATTAGGAAGTTTATTTGGGAAGTACGACCCGATAAACCCAGCTTTAAACAAAGGGGCGGAACTAGTGAACAAAGTCCCCGGCATGGAATACGTCAACCAAGGCTTGGAAAGCCTCGGGGCGGGCATCCGCAAAATCCCCGGAACGGGGACGGCTAGTATAATTGCTGAACAAGCCTCGGGATTCCCGGATCAGATCATTAAAGCTCCGCTTACCATTTATGAAAGTTTAAAAAATTCAAAAGCGGACGAGGCTTCTGCCCGAGACAAAGCCCTAACGCAACTTTTCACGCAGGAAGGCTCGGACGGCAGGCTTTACATTTCCCCGCCAACGTCTAACGAGGAAGTCGTAGGCGTGGACCTTCCGGGGAACGTAAACACAGTCGGAGTCGGAAGCTATTCCGGTCGTTACAATTTCCCTGCGGACGAAGGGAAAACCCGGCAACAACTTTACGAGGAATTTCAAAATAGCGAGACTTACAAAGGGCTAATCAGCGAGAAGCGAGGGCTTCAGACTTTAGCCACGCAAGCCAAAGAGGACGCCGCCGAGGCTAAAGAAAGGGAAGTGGCAATCAGCGAGCTGACCGACCCGGTCCAAAACATAGTACCAGTGTCTGCTCACGCCGAGTGGGGTACGGGAACGCACTACGCAGATGAGTATGGGACTTGGGACGTGGATACAGGCGAAAAGCTAAACGTCCCCGATTTTTACGAGCCTGCCCTCCCGGTTTTAGAGCCAATTCCGTTCGAGGCTCCCACCGCCCCAGAGTTTGAATACCAAGCCCCGAAAGCCCCTGCACCGGTCGAAATGGCTCCAACCGTAAGGTCCGACGAGCTTAATCCCCTGAAACGAGTACGGCCCGAAGAAGTAGTAACTCCGAGAATAATGACTCCTCGGCGAATCAGACCGCAGAGGGAAACTGCACCCAGCCTGTCCAGACATGAGCAAGATTTGGCGAACTATAAAATCGCCGTGGAAAAGGAATCGGCGCGGAAGGCCGGACTTTACGGCGACCATTTTACATCCCGGCCTACGACCAACTATTCCAAAGCCCAAGCCGCCGACCTGCTCGGCTTCAACGCCCCGCTCCGAACGGCTTCGCAGTACATGGACCTAGACGCTCGGACGAAGCCGAAACACAATTTACGAGAACTTACCACAGGCAGAAATGCCTCCAGCTACAGAGGATAGAATTATGTCGTCACAACCAGCACCATCTACCAGCCTTCCCGGCATCGGCCAAACAGACCCGAACGCAGAATCTTCGGCGGCACATGCCGCCGGACTTAGTGCGCTTGAGCTGAAGAGACAACAACTCATCAACGAAACAACGGCTCGGGCAAAGGCAAACGAAGCTATGCTGGACGCGAAGGAGGCGGAAGAGGCTGCCGCAGCGGCAAACGAAGCAACTATAGACACGGCTGCCGACGAAATCGGCGCGAATAACACAACGGTAGAGCAGTATAATGCTGACATTTCTACCCTAAAAGCATCCCAATTTAAAACGGATGCTACTGGGGATTACGTAAAGACTCCGGAGCAAAGAAAAGTCATTGGCGAACATATCAAAAGTTTGCAGGAGGATCGGGACGCGCTTGACGCGAAAAACATAAAAATAGCGGAAGATTTAAAAGCTAAAGCTGCCGCAGATGATTCTGGCTTCGACTGGGACAACGCTTTGGACAAAACCGGAAAAATAGGAAATTTGGCAATCGGCGGCGCTTTGTTGTACGAGTGGTGGAATAAGGAAGACCCTCCAACCCCGCCATCTGCCGGCGAGACGGCCCGAGAGCTTTCCAGCGTTACCGCCGACCGAGAGTTCGGCATAAACCAGCAGCTCGCTAATTACGGCCCCGGATTCGGTACGGACGCTCTACAGGACGCCGATTTAGCCGCCGAATGGCAAGCCGCCGGCAGTCCGGATTTCAACACATGGGTACAGTCCGTAATGGCGGACCCTACCAGCCCGACCGCCCGAAAGCTCGCCGACATGCTCGACCCTCTAAATGTCGAGGCAAAGGAGCGAGGCAGGCGCATCGACGAGGCGGCGAATTTTTACAACGAGTACGATGCCTCGCAGTTCCAATCGCCCCAGATGCAGGCGGCTCAGAGCTATGCCTCGGGCCTTACCTCCGATCCGCTTTCCATGCAGAACCGCCAGTACATGGAGCAGGAGCTGGCTGGAGATTACTCGCAGGGGTTTTATGACGATCTGCGAGCCGACCTGTTCTCGAGTATGCATCCGAATGCCGTAGGAACTTCGCTGGGAATGACCAAGGCGGCTCTCGGAGCGGAATCTGCCATTCGAGGCCGGCGGGACGCCGCCTCCGACCGCATCGCCCGAGACGATGCCCTGCGGATGTCCTACGCTCCCAGTTATGCCAGCATAGCGGCCAGCGGGAGCGCCGACCCACTAAGCCTATCGAACGTCGGAAAAATGGGCATCGGCAACATCGAGCCAATGGACCCGACCGGAGCCTTCTTCGGCAGTTTTCCGGCAATGGAGTACGACACGGCTCTGGCGGCCTACCAGAAACAACCGACGACGATTCAAACTTTAACTGCACTCGGCCAAGCCGCCCAACAATTTAAGAAATAATGCAAGCGCCAATCAGATTCACGTCCGCAGTACCCGGAGCCATCGCCCAAAGGCAGGGCGATCAGCAGGCTCTGCAACAGTTCTTCGACCGCAACAAGGTCGAGAAGGCAAGAATGGAGCAGATCAAAAGCCTGAAGCAACTGGCCAAGGGCTACGGAGCCTCCGCCGCGCAGGTCGAGAGCAGTTCTTACGGCGAGCTTCAGGGCTTCGTCCAGCGGATGGAGCTGGAAAGGGCGGACAAGACGCGAGCGGAGCAGGCTAGGCTTCGCGAGCTACAGATGCTGCAGTCGAGGCAGGCTATGATGTTTGCCGGCGA